AATAAGGAGTAAAAAATATGGCACATTTTGCAGAAGTAAACAGCTACGGTTTAGTATTAAGAGTTGTTGTTATTGATAACAACGACGTAAACGCAAATGGCGGTGATCAATCACTAGGCGCTGAAGAAGCGGTTAAAAAAATCGTTCCTTTCACGACTGGAAATAGATGGGTTCAAACTTCTTATAACAATAATTTCAGAAAACAATATGCTGGAATTGGTTACACGTTTGATTCCACAAAAAATAAATTCATTGCACCACAACCATTCGCATCTTGGTCGCTAGACGCTAATGACGACTGGCAAGCGCCAGTTGCATATCCAACAGTTACAACTTATGGAGATAACGTAAGATACTTTATTTCTTGGGATGAAGCTGGAAAAAGATGGATTGGTAAAGACGATCAACAAAACACATTCGCTTGGTCACCTGACACTTCATCTTGGATTGCTACAGGCAATTAAGTTAAAGAATTTTTAAACAGGAGTAAGTGACCTATGGCCAAATTCAATGGCGGTATTATCGGCGTCGTAAATCCAACATCGTTTGGAAAGTGCACGGTCACATCTCAAACATCCTCTGGAACATTAACCACGCAACCTGGAACTAAATTAGTTCAAACATTAGTCGTGGCTGGTGGTGGCGGAGGCGGTGGATATCAAGGTGGCGGTGGAGCTGGAGGTTTTAGAACTTGTTGTTCATTTTCAGTTTGTGGAGCAACGGCATATCCAATTACAGTAGGAGCAGGTGGAGCAGGTGGAGTTAGTCAAGCAGTTGGTGCTGCTGGTAATCCTTCAATATTTTCAACAATTACGTCAGCTGGTGGAGGTTATGGTGGTGGAGCGACTCCAGGTCCTTCATCATTTCCAGGTGGAACTGGAGGATCAGGTGGAGGAGGTGGTACTTGTAATGCTCCAGGAGGAGCAGGAAATACTCCGCCAGTAAGTCCGCCGCAAGGAAATTCAGGAGGAGCAGGTAAAACAGATTCACTTTCTTATAACGCAGGTGGTGGAGGTGGAGGAGCTTCAGCAGCAGGAGGAAATGCTACTGGTACTTCAGCTCCTACAGCAACGGGAGGAGCAGGAGGAGCAGGAACTGCTTCTTCAATATCAGGAGCATCCGTAACTTATGCAGGAGGTGGAGGTGGTGGAACACCAGGCCCAGCTTCTACAGCAGGAGCAGGTGGAGCAGGTGGAGGTGGAGCAGGTGGAAAAGCTGCAGTTGGAACTGCAGGTACAGCTAACACAGGTGGTGGAGGTGGTGGCGGAGGTAACGCAACAGGCGGAGCCGGCGGTTCAGGAATCGTTATCGTAAAAGAATTAAACAAGGCAAGTGGTGTTTGGAATTTGAAAAGTCAATTTAGTTCGCAGAAAAGCGGAACGTGGCCACAGACACAATGTTCTGTGACTTTAGATTATTTAGTCGTGGCGGGTGGTGGAGGAGGATCTTATGGTTCAGGAGGAGGTGGAGGAGCTGGTGGTTATAGGACTTCTTTCCCTGGAGGAACAGCAGTTACAGTTTCTTATTATGCTGGTGCAAGTGTTCCAGTAACAGTTGGAGGTGGAGGATCAGGTGGAGTATTTCCTTCTCCAAGACCAGGTACTAATGGTTCACCATCTATTTTTTCATCAATTACATCAACAGGTGGAGGTGCAGGAGGTGGAGAAACAGCAAATGGAGCTTCTGGAGGTTCAGGAGGTGGAGCAGGTTTAGCAGATGGTATTCCAGCACCAACAACAGGTGGAACAGGTAATTCACCGCCAGTATCACCACCACAAGGAAATCCAGGAGGAAATTCACCTCTTCCAAGTCAAGCTAGCGGAGGTGGTGGTGCAAGTGCAGCAGGAAGTTCAGGAGGACCTACATTTGATGCAAATGGAGGAGCTGGAGGAAATGGATCTCCAAATTCAATTTCTGGTTCAGCAGTTACTTACGCAGGTGGAGGAGGAGGTGGAGCATGGTATACTAAAACAGGAGGTACTGGAGGAACTGGTGGAGGAGGAAGAGGAGGTGGTCCATGTGGAACTGCATCAGTAGCAGGTACAGCTAACACTGGAGGAGGTGGAGGTGGATCAACTAGTGGTTTTCCTAGTGGAAATGCATCTGCCGGAGGATCAGGTATTGTTGTATTAAGAGCAAGAAGTTCAAGTATTATTTTAACTGCAAGTCCGGCAACAAATACAGTGTCAACAGCACCGTGTGGCCAGGATATAGCAACATTTACAGTTTCAGGAAGTTTGACTGCAACTGCAGCGAATGCGGTAGCATTTGATTATTTAGTAGTAGCGGGTGGTGGTGGAGGTGGTGCTAGATTTTATGCAGGTGGAGGTGGCGCAGGAGGTTATAGAACTTCATTCCCAGGTGGGACAAAAATACAATTAAGATCAGGATCAACTCCAATTACAGTTGGAGCTGGAGGAGCTGGAGGAACAACACCTGCACAAGGAGTGAGAGGAACATCAGGATCAAATTCAATATTTTCATCAATCACTTCAACAGGTGGAGGTGGAGGTGGTTCATATTCCTGTGGACCAGGATCAGGTTTATCTGGAGGATCAGGTGGAGGAAATAGTGCTTATATAACATCATCAGCTGGAACAGGTAATTCACCGCCAGTATCACCTTCACAAGGAAATCCAGGAGGAGTAGGAAATTTAGGACCACCACCAGGAAGTCCTGGTTATGCTGCAGGAGGAGGTGGTGGAGCTAGTGCAGCAGGTAGTGCAGGAGGATCTCCTACACCAGCTTGTACTGCAGGAGCTGGAGGAGCAGGAAGTCCAAATTCAATTTCAGGTTCAGCAGTAAATTATGCAGGAGGTGGAGGAGGATCTAGTAGAAATTCACCAACTGGAGGTTCAGGAGGTTCAGGAGGTGGAGGAGCAGGAGCTCCTGGAAATACAACTTCACCTGGATTAGCAACAGCAGGTACAGCTAACACAGGTGGTGGTGGAGGTGGAGCATCTGGAGACTTCCCTGGAACTAATAATGGTGGATCTGGAGGATCAGGTATTGTTATTGTCAGAGCACCAGGACCAGCAGGACCAATTATAACTGTTGCGCCAGGAACAAATACAAAAACTACATTACCGGCACCAGCTGGAGGATGTACTGTTGCGACATTCACGGTTTCTGGAACACTTACAATTAGCTAATAATTCATCTACTTGACAAATATTCTATAAATTTATATATAGGATATAGAAATGAATTTACAAAACTACTATTACTACTTTCAGAGTGCACTCACACCTAGATTTTGTGATGAGCTAATTAAATATGGAATATCACAACAAGAACAATTAGCATTAACAGGCGGTCAAACAAATAAAATCAATGAAGGTAAACCTTTATCTGATGAAGATTTAAAAGATTTAAAAAAGAAAAGAGATTCAAATATTGTATGGTTAAATGATCGCTGGATTTATAAAGAGATTCAACCATATATTCATCAAGCAAATAGATTAGCTGGTTGGGGTTTTGATTGGGATTTTTCTGAATCATGTCAATTTACAAAATATAAATTAAATCAATTTTATGATTGGCATTGTGATTCTTGGGAAGCTCCATATGCAAATCCAGATAATAAAGACACACATGGAAAAATTAGAAAGTTATCTGTTACTTGCAGTTTGTCAGCTCCAGAAGATTATGAAGGTGGTGAATTAGAATTTGATTTTAGAAATATGGATCCTGATAAACAATCAATTAGAAAATGTGCTGAAATAAAACCTAGAGGAAGTATAGTTGTTTTCCCAAGTTTTGTATGGCACCGCGTGAAGCCAGTAACAAAAGGAACGAGATATTCATTGGTGATTTGGAACCTTGGATATCCATTTAGATAATGGCAAAAACAGATCAATTACAAGCATCCGTATATTTTAGCTCACCAGTCTATTCTATTGAAATTCCAGAATGGGTAGATGATGTAAATAAAGTATGTGATAAATATGTTAAAGAAGCAAAAAAGAATAATGCTAAAAACGTTAAAGAACGTGAAAAGAAATTTGGTAAAAAAATAGGAGATCATGGAATGAGTCATCATTCTACATCTTTAGTTGGAGATCCTGGATTAAAAGAATTACAAGAATATATTGGTGCAACAAGTTGGAATGTTTTAGATCATATGGGTTATGATTTAAAGAATTACGAATTATTTTGGACTGAATTTTGGGTACAAGAATTTGGTGAAAAAGGCGGTGGACACCATGAAGGCCATATTCATTATGATAATCATATTTCTGGTTTCTATTTTTTAAAGTGTTCAGATAAAACTTCAATGCCGGTATTTCATGATCCACGACCAGCAAAACTTATTACACAACTACCATTAAAGAATGAACAAGAAATTACACTTGGAACACATATGATTCATTACAAACCAAAACCAGGTACAATGATATTCTTTCCAGCTTATATGGAACATCAATACACTGTAGATGATGGTATAGAACCTTTTAGATTTATACATTTTAATCTACAAGCTGTGCGAAGAATGATTACAGATACTGTAAGAAAACAAGCAACTGAACAAACAAACTGTTAGGAGAAATATGAGCTTTAAGAAAAATAAATATTCAGTAATTAAAGGAGCAATATCAGAAGAACTTGCAAAGTTTTGTTATGATTATTTCATGATGAAAAGACAAGTTGCAAGAACAATGTTTGATGCACGTTACATCAGTCAGTTTACAGAATACTTTGGTGTGTGGAATGATCAACAAGTTCCAGAAACCTATTCACACTATTCTGATATCGTAATGGAAACATTACTTGTTAAACTTCTTCCAATCATGGAAAAAGAGACAGGATTAAAATTAAATACAAATTATTCATATGCTAGAATTTATAAAAAAGGAGATGTGTTACATCGCCATAAAGATAGATTCTCATGTGAAATATCTACAACTATGCATTTAGGTGGTGGTTGCTGGCCAATCTATTTAGAACCAGATGCATCACAAGGTGGTGTGGATGAAAAAACAGGAAACTATAAACCATCAAAATCTAAAGGTGTTAAAGTATTATTAGAACCAGGTGATATGTTAGTGTATCGTGGAAATGAATTAGAACATTGGAGAGATAAATTAACATTTGATGATTGTGGTCAAGTATTTTTACATTATAATAATGTTGAAACTAAAGGATCTAAAGAAAATATTTACGATCGTAGACCTCATTTAGGACTTCCCGCTTGGTTTAAAAAGTGATATATTAACCTCTTACTAGAGTAGCTTACCACCAATTCTACCTCAAGCTACTCTGGTATTTACTATATTTATAAGTATAATGAGGGGTTATGCCAATTACAAAAGTTAAATTTCCACGTCCCGGTATTAATAAACAAGATACTGCTTATGGTGCTGAAGGAGGATGGGTAGATTGTGATAACGTTCGTTTTCGTTATGGTATTCCAGAAAAGATAGGTGGATGGCAAAACGTTGCGCCACCATTACATCTTATTGGAGTTGCAAGAGATATACATAACTATACCGATTTAGCAGGAGACTCTTTATCTGCTATTGGTACTAATAGAAAATTATATATTTATTATGATAACAACTATTATGATGTTACACCTCTATCTACAACCATAGCTGCTGTATTTTCATTTACATCAGGTACAACGATTGTAGATGTTACTGCAACTTCTAATGGAGCTATTGCTGGAGACTTTGTTACATTTTCAGGTGTAACAGGAGTAAGTGTTGGATCAGCTGGTATTACTAATACCACTATGTCTCAAGAATTTGAAATTCAAGAAATTAAAACAGCTAATACATTTACAATAGATGTAGCAGAACTTGGAACACCAGGAACAATTACAACATCCGGATCAGCAACTTCTGCAGCTTTTCAAATTAATGTAGGAGCAGATACCACTCAATTAGGTATTGGTTGGGGCGCTGCATCTTGGGGATTTTCTACTTGGGGTACAGCAAGGCCAACGGGAGTTATAACTCAAAACCCAAGAATCTGGGCTTTAGATAACTGGGGAGAAGATTTAGTTGCAACTATTGTTGGTGGTAAAACGTATTATTTAGATACATCTACATTTGTTGTATCAAGAAATTTAAGAGCAACATTACTAGCTAATGCTCCAACACAATCTAATTATATGATTGTATCTTCTCGTGATAGACATTTAATATTTTTAGGAACACAAACAACACCAGGTACAACTACCACTTATGATCCAATGTCTGTATTATTTGGTTCACAAGAATCTATTACAGATTTTATACCCACAGCAGTAAATACCGCAGGATTTCAAAGATTATCTTCAGGTAATAAACTTGTAACAGCTGTTAGAACCAGAGGTGATTTAATATTACTTACAAACTTATCTGCTCATTCTATGCAGTTCGTAGGACCTCCATATACTTTTTCATTTAAACAAGTAGGTACAAACTGTGGATCAATTTCTCCACACGCGGCTGTAGAAGCTGAAAACGTTGTTTATTGGATGTCCGATGGTGGATTCTTCTTATTTGACGGAGTTGTAAAACAGATACCTTGTAGCGTGCAGGACTATGTTTATAGTGATATTGATGACGAGGAGCAAGGAACAACTTATGCAGGAGTTAATTTACAATTTGCAGAAGTAAGCTGGTTTTATGCTTCTCAAAACTCAAGTTATATTAATAGAGTTGTAACATATAATTACAGAGAACAAGTATGGACAATTGGAACTTTAGCAAGAACTGTTTGGGCATCCAGAGATGTTTTTGCATATCCATTAGCTGCCAACTATGATGTTAATTCAACTTCATTAGCACAACCTACTGTTATTGGCTTAACGCCAGGACGAGCTACTTTATTTAATCAAGAATATGGAGATGATGCAGATGGTTCTGCTATGGAATCTTATATTACAACTGCTGACTTTGCATTAGGAGATGGTAATGATTCTATGTTTATTAGACGTTATATTCCTGATTTTAGAAATCAAAGTGGAGGAGTAGGGATGCAATTTTTAGTAAGACAATATCCAGGTCAAACACAAACTGTTGCATCCAGTACAATTGTTTATTCAACAACAACTAAAGTGGATATGCGAGCTAGGGGTAGACAAGTTGCTATAAAAATGACAAGTTCAGAAGTTGGATCAACATTTAGATTTGGTACAATAAGAATTGATACTCAGCCGGACGGTTTAAGATAATGGCAAAACTAGATCAACCCAGACTTGCAAACGCTTTACCGGAATATAGTCCTGCGCAATTAGACCAAATTATAAGAACATTAGAGCAAATGGTATTACAATTAAATAATACCTTTACACAAGACGTACAAGATGCTAATGAAGCTGAAGCTTGGTATTTTATTAGAGTATAAAGGAAAATGTCTAACGTATATAAAAACGCAATTTATGCGCCAACAGTAACTACACAAACAACCGTGTATACTTGTAACGCAACAGCAAGAGCTATTATTCAAAATATACAAATAACTAATGGATCAGGAACTCATCAAGTTATAGGATATATTTATAAAAGTGCAAATAGCACTACCGTTTCATTTTCTCATGTAAATTTAGCTGCAAATGAAACTGCAAATTTATGTTTAGGTCCTGTTGTTTTACAAGAAAATGATGCTTTATTAATATCTACGGCATCTACAGTAACAACAGGTATTATATCAATTATGGAAGTAAATAGAGGAACACTAGTATCATAATGCAAGAAATAAGAGTTGTTTGTGATTCAGAAATTATAATTACAAATATAAAGACAGGTAAAGTTTATAAAAATGAAGAAGAAGTTAAATTAGATACTTCTGCTAAACCTGAGGATATTAAAAGAGATGTTAAGATTATAGTACCACCGATTCCTTTGTTTAGCAAAACACAATGAGCCCACACGAAAAAAGATTTAATCATTATAAAAATATAAACATTGATTTTAAAAATGTTTTAGATATTGGCGCTTATGAAGGTCAATGGTCAAGATTATTTACAAGTATTTATCCAGATGCAAATGTATTAATGATTGAAGCTAATACAAAAAAAGAAGATATTTTAAAACAAATAGGTAACTATAAAATAGCTTTATTAGGTGCAAAAGATAATGAAGAAGTAAATTATTATAAATGTTTAAATGGTGTACCAACCGGAAATGGTATCTATCCTGAAAACACTGAATATGAATTTAAACCTGAAAAAAGAAAAACAATAACATTAACAACTTTATTAGGTTCAGAAAAGGGATTTGATTTAATTAAAATGGATGTCCAAGGTTCTGAACTTAATATTATTAAAGGTGCATTGCCTATTATAAAAAATACAAAGTATTTATTATTAGAATTACAAACTTATCCATATAATAAAGGAGCTCCACAAATAGAAGAAGTAGTATCTTATTTACATGGACTTAATTTTGGATTTGTTGATTTATTTGATTTGATGTATTCAAATAATCACTTGATTCAAGTAGATGGATTGTTTATAAATAAGAATATAAAATGACTCCCAAAGGTGGAACAGAAATACTAAAGGAACAATTAATATCTCAATTAGAACCAGGTTCTATTGATGGAATTAATTTAATTGGTTCTATTTGTCATCCTCAGTTAATTCAAAAAGATAAAACAAATGTTGTTTGGCAACATTTAAGTTATGATCAACCAAATGTACAATACATGCGTGATCGCAAATTTGTAGATTCTGTAGATTATTTTATTTATGTAAGTCATTGGCAATATAATAAATTTAGAGAACATTTCCAAATACCAGAATACAAATCATTTATTATTAAAAACGCTACACCTAAATTTGAAGTAAAACCAAAAGTAATGGAAGGTAAAATTAAACTTTTATATACCTCAACACCTTGGCGTGGTTTAGCTATTCTTATTAGGGCTATTGATATATTAAATAAAACTAGAAATGATTTTGAATTAGACATCTATTCATCAACTAAAATATATGGAGATGCATTTGAAGAATCTGAAAAAGGTAAATTTGATTCTTTATTTGATAAATGTAAATCAACAAATAATGTTAATTTTAGAGGGTATGGTTTAAATCAACAAATAAGACAAGCTTTAGAAGATACACATATTTACGTATATCCATCTATCTTTGAAGAAACCTCTTGTCTTTCAGTTATTGAAGCAATGTCTGCAGGCTGTCATGTAGTAACCACAAACTATGGCGCGCTGCCAGAAACGTGCGGCGAGTTTGCAACTATGATTGAATTTGATTCTAGTGCTCAAAACTTAATTGAAAGATATGCAGATACATTAAATTCAGTGCTAGACAATTATAAAAATAATTTATATAAAGAAGACTTAGAATTACAAATAAAGTATTATGAAAAATATTATTCTTGGAATACGAGAATACAAGAATGGAATAACTTTTTAAATTATGTCAGAAGTAAAAAAGAAACAAATTAAATTATTTATAGCAACACCAGCTTTTGGTCATCAAGTGACTACTAACTATATGAATAGTGTAATGAGATTTGTATCAGCATCTCATCCTAAACTTCAAGTGTCCACAGCAATTCATTTACAATCAGGAATGGCGTTAGTTACACAAGCTAGAAATAATTGTGTGGCATCATTTTTAAAATCAGATTGTACTCATTTCTTTTTTATAGACGCAGATATTGGATTTGAACCAGAAGCAGTATTTAGATTATTAGAAAAAGATGAAGAAGTAGTATTAACACCTTATGCTGTAAAAGGTTTTGGTACTAACTATGCATTACAGTTTATTGTACATTTTCCGGATAGAGAAAATGTTAAAATAGGTAAAGATGGATTTGTAGAAGTAACTGCAGGACCTACTGGATTTATGATGATTAAAAGAGAAGCATTTGAAAAATTAAAAAAAGCATATCCAGATAAAAAAACAGTTAATAAACAATTAGTAGGTAACAAAGTAGAAATTATGGATGAAGATTGGTTTACATTCTTTGAAACAGGAGTAGATCCTAAAAATGGATATTTAGGAGAAGATATTTGCTTTTGTAAACTATGGACAGATATAGGTGGCAAAATATATGCAGATGCATTGTCAGAATTAACTCATTTTGGTGGCCATGCATTTAAAGGTTCTCTAAGTATGATGTTTAAACCAAAACCTGTTGACCTTACTATTAAATCATAGTAAATTAATCGTTTTCAGGATATAACGCCTGCTGTAAGATGTTTGATGAGATAAAAACTATAATCTCTTTATATAGGCGTTTTGACCGATATAAACGATATAGCGACAAAGATCTATTATTTCATATACTTCCGTCTTACCAACTTAAACAATATAAATTGCACAAACAAGGAGACGAAGTGATTGCTTTTACTAACTGGGCTTTTTTAAATGACGACGCTCAAAATCGTTTTATTTCAACAACTTTTTTAAAACCAAGTGATTGGAAGAGTGGTGATAATGTATGGCATATTGATACTATTTGTGTTAAGAATATTAGAAAAGTTATGTCTTGGACAAAAGAACATTTTAGGAAAATTTTAAAAGTAAATCAGCCTTTAAACTGGTTAAGAATAGATGACAATGGAGTTATCTATAGAAAAGCATCGAAATTCAAAAGAGAATTTCATAACAAGGGAGACAAGTAATGGGTGGCGGAGTACCAATAGTAAGTGACGTACTAGATTTAGGTGGAGACGTTATTGAAAGTGTTGGAGATCTTGGTGGAGACATTATTGAAAGTGTTGGAAATGTTGTTGAAGACATTAAACCAGCTACTCTTGCTAAAATTGCTTACACTATATCTACAGGAGACCCTTCTTTAGCTCTTGAAGATATGAGTGAAGAAGCTCTTGCAGATTATGTAATAAACCAAGCAAGTGATTATGCAACAGATCCTAGCAACTGGATGGACTATTTAGATACAGGTGGAGATATTCTTACAAACGTTGGTTCTGATGTTTTAACAGATGCTGGTTCTGATATTGTAACAAATGCTTTTGATCCATCATCTTTTTTACCTGGAAACAATCCTTACGATCCTGTTAAACAATACAGTGATTATGCTAAATATGCTAAAGATGCTTATAATGTTTATAATATGTTAAATAAAGACCAACAATCTCAAGTTCAAAATCAATTCCAACAAGGAAATTTATATGATCCAAGTTCGGGTGATTTTGATTACGCAAGTGCATTAGCTCCTTTTTTAAATTACGGACAACAAGCTTATAATAAATATAATATTTTAAAAAATTATGGTTCACTTGATCCTGCTAATTTTGATCCAATCGATGTTTTAGGAAACCTTTCTATGAAAGGATTACAAGAATTAACTACATTACCAGGAGCAGTATCGACTGGATTAGGAGTATTAAGTATTTATGACCAAATGAGAGTTAATAATTTAATTCAAAAAGGTTACGATGAAAATAAAGCTAAACAATTAGTTTATGAACAAAAATATACAACACCTCAAGGTATAGCTAGTTTACCACAACAAAATATTACAGGATTAGCTCCTAGAGCAGTTTCTGATGTAGTAGTAAAACCAAAAGCTGCTAGAGGCGGATCAATAAATGATTTATATAATGAATATTCTCAATTAAATAATAGAATGAGAAATTACAGAAGACTTGCTAGAGGAGGTTTAATATAATGTTAAGTGGGTTTGGAAAATTATTATCAAGTTCTGGTATTGCTCAACCTGTTGAAACAACACCTAGAGCTAGTGGTTTAATGAGTTATTCAAATACGCCAAGACCAGGTATTACGTCTTTAACAAATACACCACAAATGATGTCTCAAAACCCTGAAATAAAAAAAACTTTAATGGCAAATAAATTTGCAGCATTAAAACAAAGTAATCCTGCTAAATATAATGAATTAGTTAAATCTATTAGAGAAAGACAAAACAAAGCAAGAGGAGGAAGAGTTGGTTATGCTAATGGTTCTACACCACAAATATCAGAAAAACAAATGGCCATGCTAGTTACGATGCTTAAAAAAGGTGCTGATATGTCTACTATATCTTCAATTGTTGGTATTCCTCAAGAACAAGTACAGATGATTGTAAATAAAATACAACAAGGTATTCAACAAAAAACTCCAGGTGGAATAATTGGTTACAAAAAAGGTGGAATACCTGAAATTGATTATAGAGATAGAGGAGGATTTGTTCCGCCTATTGGTAAAAAAGAACGTGCAGATGATATACCTGCTATGTTAAGTAATAATGAATTTGTATTTACTGCTAATGCTGTAAGAAATGCAGGTGGTGGTGATGTTAAAAAAGGAGCTAAAAAAATGTATGCTCTAATGAAAAAATTGGAAGGTAAATTATAATGGCAGTAACAACTACAGGACAATATTCAGCACCATTTTTACAACCCCTTGGTGGATTGTTAGCAGATTATACTGCTGGATTATTAACACAACCACAAGATATTAGCGGTTTACTTCCACAAGTTGCTGGACAAAATGTTTTACAACAACAAGCTTTACAACAAGGAGCAACTCAAGCAGGTCTTGGTGCATTACAATTTAATGAACAAGGTCAATTAACTGGAGCAGGAGCAGGAACTGGTATTGCAGGCTATCAACCATTTTTACAAGGAGCTGCTGCTTTGGCAGGTCCACAAGGTTACCAACAATACATGTCTCCATATCAACAAGATGTTATTAATACCACACTTGCAAACTATGATGTTCAAGCACAAAAAGGTTTAGCGCCTCTTTCCGCTTCAGCCGTGCAACAAGGTGCATTTGGTGGAGCTAGAGAAGGAATTCAAAAAGCTGAGTATCAAGCAGCGAGTGACAGGAATCGAGCATTTTTAGAAGCTCAATTAAGACAATCTGGATTTGGACAAGCTCAAGATTTAGCAAATAGAGGATATCAACAATTAACTGGACTTGCTTCTTTACAACCTGCATTGGCTGGAACTAATATACAAATGTTACAAGGATTAGGTGGTCAACAACAAAATTATCAACAAGGAATTTTAAATGCTTTACAACAAGGTGCTGCAATACAAAATCAGTATCCATTACAAAGACTTGGTGGAATTACAGATATATTTGGAAAAATTGCTCAAGCAACTCCAGGAACACCAGGACAACCAATATTAACAAATCCATATTTGGCTGGTGCTCAAGCTTTTGCAAGTATTTATGGACCTTATGCTCAATCACAAGCTATGAAAGATGCTGTGCTTATTAGACAAGGTATTGATCCTACAACTAATAAACCATTTGGTGAAAAAACATCTGGTGGAGGAATTATGGATTGGGGAATTAAAACTGCAGGAGATTGGTTAAAAAATTTAGGAGGAACAGGTTTTCCAAGTGGTCCATGGGATAACACTACAGAATATCCTGTAGGAAATAATCCAGATGAATGGGGATGGACTGGAGGAGATGTAACTGGAGATTGGGGTTCATTTTAACCATGGCTAATATTCTTAATAGACCAATGTTTAGAAGAGGAGGATCAGTAGCTTATGGTACTGGTATTACTTCTGGTTTAGATACACCTAGAGCTAAATATAAAGAAGGTCCTGATGAAGATGGAACACAACAAGATGATATTGCAGGTCTTACAGAAAAAGAACAAGAAAAAATAAATCCAGAATTATTAAGAACTGCGTATGATATTATTAAAGAAAGAACTTTACCAACAGAAAAAGAAACTATTGCTGATTTTATTACTTCTTTTGGCGCATCCGCTCCAAGTGATCCAACAGAATTACAAACATTTGGTTCTGCATTAGGAAAAACAGGACAAAGATTTCAAGCTATACAACAACCTAAAATTCAAGCTGCATCTAAATATGGTGCACAAGCTGCATTAGCATCTCTTAAAGGTATGACTAAAAATGATTTATTAGCTATACAAAGAAAAGCAAAAGAAGCCGCTGCACTTGGAATGTTTGGAGATCCTAAAGATCCTGAAAGTTATAAGAGAGCATATACTGCTTTTGCTAGAAAAGAATTAGGAATGGATACATCTCCTTTTTTAAAATCAAAATCACCTGAAGATGAAATGAAGGATATTGCTAAAACAATAGCTAAAGACAAAGGTTATGATTATCCAACTTCATTAGCTTATGCAAAAATACAATATCAATATGCTCATCCAACAGATGAAAAAATTAGAGATGAAGCTGCTAGATTTAAAGGTGAGGTAAATTCTAATTTTGTTGAACCACAAGCTAGTGGAGATATAAAAATAAGGGCAGACAAATTACAAAGCCAAGGAAAGTTATATAAAGCAAATGATGTGGTGTTTGATCCAATTACTAAATCTCTTTATTACTATTCAGGACAAGGTACATTTAAGTTTCTTAGAAAAGTATAGGAGGTCATATGGAAGAAGATAATCTTCAAGAAACCCCTAGTGTAGAAATATATAACAACGTAGATTTAGAAACTCCTGTTGTTAAAGAAGAAGTATTAGCAGATACTATACCTAAAGTAGAGGTTCCTGAAAAAGCTGAATTAAGAGAATTACCTACTGAAGCTGAAATTACTGGTGGTTTAGAATTAACTTACAAAGCCCCTAAACCAGAAGAACTTAAAAAAACAATTGAGATTAAATATGATGAACAAGGTAAACCTATTATTTATGGTGCTAGCGAAACGGAAAGAATATTTAGTAGGTTATATAAAGCAGCAAAAGGCGAGCAACAAGAACCTAAATCAGATTATAATTATATAGAACAAGCTGCAGCAGGATTAATTCATGCAAGTATAGCTGTACCTCATACAGCTTTTTCACTTGGAGCTGAAATTGGAGATTTTGTAAGAGGAAATGGAATACCTGTTGAAGATAGATATATAACAAAATTAGAAAATGCAATTAATGGATCTTTATTAGGAAGAATTGAAAAAGAATCTAAAGACATTGCATATACAGGTGCAGTTGGAATATTAACAGATGGTATAGCTCAATTATATGGTGCAGGTAAAATAGGAACTGCCATTGTTTCTAAACCTCTTAATGCAATGAGAATAGAACAAATTGCAAAAAATTATGTAGAAGCTGCTAAAGCAAATAAATTAGTAAAACCAAGTACGGCATTAGGTAAAGCAATAGAAAAAGCATCTGGTCTTAATAACATGACCGGTAAAGATAAATTTATAACTATAGCAATAAGTGCAGGAGGGTTTGGTGCGGGAGCTGCGTTAATTGCAGATTCAGAAGATATTGGAACATTAACAGGAGATGTTGTTAAAGATGTATTTGGTGTTAACACTCCATTTCAAATAGATAGATTTAAAAAAGAAGATTCACAGGATGAAGCAGCTAGAAAATTATACAATAGAATTAAATTTGGAGCTGATAATGCAATAGTATCTATTCCATTTGCATACGGAGCAGGACTTGTTCAACAAATTGCTAAGTATGGAAAAGACATGGCTTATAGTAATAGTCTATTAGATAGATGGATAGATAAATATATGGTCTCTCCATTTAGAGCTAGAGGAAAATTATCTAAAGAATTATTTGAAGAAACTAAGGCAGTAGAAGGAGCTGAGACTGCAGCTAAAGTAACAGCTAAAGATTTATTAAGAAATATAGATCAATCACTTGGTAAAGTAGCAAAAGAATCTGGAATATCTACTGGTAATCCTGCATTTAAAAGAATTATAGGTAGATTAGATGAATTATTAATTGCAGGTGAAGATACCGTTCGTGGAGGAAAAATTGAATTTCAAGGTTTTCCAACTAAAGCAATGAATGAATTTGAAACATTTGCAAAATCTGTTGGAATAAATTCTAAACAAGTAGACAAGATAGTTAGTGAATTAATAACAACTAGAAATGAATTTAATGTTTTAAAAAATAACATATTAAATAATGAAAATATTAATGTAGGAACATTAGAGTTTAATAAAATAATGTCTGATAGAATGAGAACAATGTTTAATTCTGAATATAAAATAATGTCAGATAGAAGTATTATTCCTTGGTTAAATTACAAACCTTCTGATTCTAATATTCAAGCAACTAAAAATGTATTAGCACGTTATGCAAAAGGTAATGGTAAAACTTTAGATGCTAATCAATTAGATGATATTATGAATGATATTATTAGTAACGTTAGCTATAATGAAGTTACAAAAACTCCACAATTTGTTATTGGAGAACAAAGTGTTTTAAGTGATAAAGGAACTCAATTAATTAATATAGCAGATAATATTAAAGGTGGTAAATTTAAACCTACTGAATTAATTAAAACACCAGAAGATTTAAGAGCATTTCAAAGATTGTTTGGACAAAAAAGAGATATAAGAAATTCTATTGTTAATATTATGGAAGATTTATCTACATTAGATGCCAGAAATAAATTTTATGATAACATATTAAAATTAAGTGATGAAGCTATTAAAAATGGAGAAAGAGGAATTGTTTATCCAACTTATAACGATGCAGTAATTGGATTAAAAAATAGACCTATTATTAAAAATAAACAAGGTTTACAAATAAAATCTCCATTAGGAGAGGAAGTTTATACTAATCCTTTAAATGGTAAATTTACATCACAAGAATTTGCTGATGCTTTAAACTTTAGTGAAAAATTATTTTGGGATCCAGTATTTAAAAGTGCATTATATCAACATTTAGTTTTAATTCCTAAAGGAGTATTTCAAATATCAAAAACAATATTAGGTCCTTTTAGTCATACTAGAAACTTTGTATCTAACAGTGTGTTTACTGCTGCAAGAGGAAACTTTTTTGCAAACCCAGTTGAGATAGCCTCTGATTTTAAAAAATCATTTAATTTAATACAACCTCAATTGCTTTATAGAAACACACCTAAAGATCAACAAATGTATAAATTTTTAGCTGAACAAAATATAATGGGTACAAGTGCTACTGCAAAAGATTTACATGGTCTTTTAGATGATATGTCTAAAGGAGGAGATTTTTATACAAGATTAGTAAATAAATTTAATGATGGATTAAAAAGAAAATTACCTATGGCAGGTGAAGGAGTTGAAACTTTAGCTAAAGGTGCAAAAAGAACTTATCAAATTGCAACTGATTTATATTTAGCAGAAGATGAATTATGGAAAGCATATAACTTTTTTGTTGAAAACTATAAGTATAAACAAGCTTACGCAAACGCAGTTAAGAATGGCATAATTAAAAAAATGCCTGATGATCTAACGATTATGAAAGAAGCAGCTAAAATTGTAAGAGATACTATGCCTAATTATTCTTTTGTTCCTGATTTTATAAAAGGTTTAAGAAGATTACCAATGGGTAACTTTATATCTTGGCCTGCTCAAATTGTATCTACAAGTGCTAATTCTATAGAACTTGGGATTAAAGAAGCTTTAAATCCTGTAACTAGAGATATTGGAATGAAAGCTTTAGCATCATTTGCTGGTGTGACAGCAATTGCTATACCTACAATAAATGCAATAGGAAGAGGTCTATATGGTGTAACTCAAGACCAAGTTGCAGCATTAAGAGAATTTCTTCCATTGTTTTCAAAAGAAAATGCAATATTTGTTTATAGAGATCAAAACGGAGATTTAAAATTTATAGATGCAAGTGGTACATTTGTTTACAATACTGTAACAGGACCTGCTCAATCTGTTGTCAATGGAATTGAAAGAGAAAGAGTATTTAATCCAAATTCACCATTAATGGTTGGATTATGGAAAGGATTAGTTACGGGTACAAAAAATTTATTTGCACCTTTTATTGAACCTTCCGCATATATAACTATGATGTTAGATCTTTGGGCAAGAGGTGGAAAAACCGCAGATGGTCGTCAAATATGGAACCCAGATGCATCTACAGGAGAAAAATTTAATAAAGGTTTGGCATATGTAGCTAAACAATATGCACCTTTTTCTATTCCTCAATTTGAACGTTTATACAAAGCAACAGCTGGTGAACCAGGTGAAAGAGGAGAAAAATATAATGTATCAGATGAGGTAGCTGGTTTTTATGGATTAAGAGGAATTAAAATGTCTCCTACTGAAATATTAAAAAAAATGGATTTTAAAATTAATGAATTTAAATCAGGTATTAGAAATACACGAGGTTTATTTTCAGGAGAAGTTTTACAAGGTGGTGAAATAAGTCATGATGATATTATTAAAAGATATATAGAAGCTAACGCGCAAAGATATAGAGTTATGGATAAAATGAAACAAGTTAATGATTTAGCTCAAGTATTAGAAGTACCACAACAAGATCTTCGTAAAAAATTCATGGATAGAGGTGAAATAAATGCTTATAATCATATTTCTTCTGGTAGATTTTATCCATTTGAAATAACAGATCCTATTGCTAAAAAATTTAGAGAACAAAGAACAGCACTTGAAAGTGATTTTGATCAATTAAAATTTGAAGCTCCTTATGACCCAGCAACTATTCAAACATTAAATCAATTAAAATCTTTAATGAAACAAATACCTCTTGGAGATAATTTTTATGATTATATTAAACCTGAAGATTGGTTAATAGATACTAAACGATCACAAGCGCCTGGAAGCGAGCAACAAGTAGCGAGAGCTCCTTTACCTCCTACTCCAATGCCAAGTCAACAAGTAGTACAACCTACACCTCAAATAGCTCAGGGAACTGCGGGTGTGATGCAAAATGGCTTGACACCTACTGAGAGTGCTTTATTAAGTGAGTCTGAAAAAGTTATGAGACTTAAACAAAGGGGATTAGCATAATGGGTAATGGCAAAAAACCAGAAACAGTTGGTGAACATGTTATAGCTCTGTATGGTCATATTACAGGAGTAAAACGTGATGTAGAAGAATTAAGAGCAGAAGTAAAAGAATCTACTGAAAAATCCGATAACATGCATAATAAATTTGAACAAAAATTTGAAACAATAACTAAATGGATTGTTTATGGACTTGGTACAACCATAACTATTTTAATAGGTATATCTACTCATTTGTTTTTAAAATAAAGTATTGCATATAGTTTAAAAAAACTATATTAGGCGCTTATGGAGAATAAATTATTAGTACATAAACACCTAATTATCCGTGCCGAGGCAAAAAATCCTCCAATGGAAGAAAGTTTTCTTAGGCAATGGTTTGAAAAATTTATTAAAGACATAGGTATGAAAGTTATGATGGGACCATATGTTAAGTATTCTAATATGGTAGGTAATCGTGGAATTACAGGAGCTGCAATTATAGAAACAAGTCATATAGTAATGCACGTTTGGGATGAGCCTGACCCCGCCTTATTACAGTTTGATGTTTATTCCTGCGGTGAATTTGATCCTGAAAAAATATGCGATAAAATAAAGAAAGACTTTAATACTACAAAAATACAATACAAATTTTTAGACAGAGAACATGACCTACAAGAAATATATACGGTAGGCTATGATGAATTAGGGTATTGAAATATTAATAAATCTCCTATATATTAGGAGAATTATGATAGAGAGACTAAAAGATCTAATAGCTAAAAACTTTTCTAATAAAGAAATAGAGAAGAAAAATAACGCTTTACTTAGAAGTAGAAAAGAAGTTGAGATTAATGGTAATGGAACTTCTGGTTATACTATTAAAGAAGGCTCTCATAAAGGTACCGTTTTAGGACATATTAAAAGAGAAAAATCAGTACTTGAAAATTAATAAATAATCATTATATACCTTCCAGGTTGCATCATGTGGATGGACCAATTAACTTGCTTTTAAAGGAGATAATATGACAAACATTGAAGTTTTCAATAATCTAAGCAAACAATTATTCAACGGATCAACAAAGTTTTTTGATGATGCGTTTGAAAATATTTTTGACACGTGGTCAAAAGTACAATCATTTCCATTCTATAACGTAGTAAAATACTCAAAAGGTAAATACGGATTAGAAATCGGTTTAGCTGGCTACAATAAAGAAAATGTACTTGTAGAAGTTAAAGATGGTATTCTAACAGTAGAAGGTAAAGTAGAAGATAAAAATGTAGACTATGTACAAAAAGGTCTAGCATTTAGAAAATTCTTTAAACAGTTTGAATTAGCTAAAGATGTAATAGTTGATGAAGCTGAAATGAAAGATGGTCTACTTAAAATTAAATTTGGTTTTAACGAACCTAAAGAAATTGAAGGCGTTAAAATAGA